ATCCTGATGCTCGACGCGTAATGACCGGTAGGCACATGCTCCACCTGGGAGTACATGCGCGCCACCTCAGACTCCACGAGCGCGAGCGCCTTCCCAGCCTGCGCATGATACGCAGGATGCGTACTAGCCGCGCGAGCGGCCAGCAGCTCAACATTATTTTTGAGGTCTAGGCGGCTCATCGGACCTCGCTCGACGGGTCCACGATAATAATTTTCACGTGTGCGGTGCGTGGTGACATGGACGACACGAGGGCGTCGCCGCGCTGCTCAAAGACCCGGCCTTCCCAGGTCACGCGGCTGTACGGCCCCCCGGGCCAGCCCATGCCACCATGCTCGCCGGGAAAATATTTCACCCGGTACGCGGTGACGGTGCTCACTCCCATGTCCTGAGCCTCCTCAGCTGAGACAGGCTGGACATTGCACCTCACCGTGACCGGCTCCCCGTGCCCCTCCGGACCATACGGGCCATCGGAAGCCACAATAGGTGTGACGGTCACCTCATGGACGCCGCGGCGTAGACGACTCATCCAGCACCGCCGTCCCATGTGAGTGACTCCGACCACGAGCCGCGGCCCGGCCACCCATATTGGAAAGCCAACGGCGGCGGCGGCACCTCACGAGCGCCCGGACCGCCGTACCGCTGAGCCGCGTAGCCGTCAGTGACGGGACCGACACTACAGTACCTGCCGCCGTCCAGCACGCGGGCGAGCTCGTCCATGTCCGAGCGGAGCACGTCCAGGCGGGCCGACGCGGCCAAAAAATTCAGCTCGTACCGGTACCCGTCCTCCGTCTCGGACTTGTACAGGCCGCCGGATTCGTCACGCATGACGCGCGCCACGGACTCCGCCTCCACCTGGGAGACGACGCCACGCGCCACACTATCCAGCGCGACGAGCTCCAGCAGATTGCGCCACCGTGCACGGATGCGAAGCTCCACACGGTCCAGAAGCTTCTCGACGACGCGAGCGTCACCCTCAGCAATCGGACGGCGCAGGGCCACCTCAACATCATTCACTGTGGCGATGGCCACGTTACTTCACCTTATCCTCGAGCGCGAAGAAGGCACCGGTGTCCGCGATAGCCCAGCCGAAGGAGGCCTCGCACAGCAGAGCCTCCTGATTGGTCTGGAAAAGCGAGGTGGTGGTAGCGCCGTCAGTGATAGACGCCTCATTCGAGTACTTAAAAGTAATCTCATTCGCGAAACCATAGACCAGCTGAGACCAGTCACCACCAATCGCGCGCACCTTAGTGTCGGCATTGGTGCCGACCTGACCGGACACGGCGTCGCCGTATGCGGTGGGCAGACCGAAGACCTTACCCATGTCGTCGGTCAAATCCAGCGAGGACTGGTAAATCGGGCGGCCATTGGTGTCGGTCGCGCCCATGAGCTCCAGGCGCAGGGAATCATCCGCGGCAAGGCCATTCACGCGGTAGCCCAGGCGCGCATCCTGGACAGCCTTAATACCGGCGATAAG